GCGTGTGGATGTTCAGCGAACCGCTGGCCGGCCGGCGGCAGGTGAACGTGACCGAGCGTCGCACCGCGGTGGACTGGGCGCATCAGATGCGCGAGCTGGTGGACGTGCACTATCCCGAGGCCGAGCGTGTGACGGTGGTGCTGGACAACCTCAACACGCACACCCCGGCGTCGCTGTACGAAGCGTTCGAACCCGCCGAAGCGCGCCGGCTCGCCGAGAAACTGGAACTGGTGTACACGCCCAAGCACGGCTCGTGGTTGAACGTCGCGGAGATCGAGTTAAGCGTGCTCAGCCGACAGTGCCTGGATCGACGCATGCCCAAGCGTTCGATGATCGCTCAAGAGATCGCGGCGTGGGAGGATCGTCGCAATCAGGATGCATGCACGATCGACTGGCGCTTCACCACCGCCGACGCTCGCATCAAGCTAAAACACCTGTACCCGAAGACTCAGACGTGACGCGGTACTAGACGCGGTTGACGATGTCGGTCGAGTCTTCGACCACAGTGAAACCTCCTGCTGGCCGCCAGGCGAGTTGGAGGCTTTGAAGGAACTCGGGCTGGTGCGCCAGGCTGCCAGCGGCCTGCACGCTCCCTGCCCCAACTGCGATGAAGCGCACATCGAACCCGTGACGATCCGGCGGACGCCCGGATCATCGCCGCGCTATTTCATCCGATGCCCGGAGTCGATGCGGGTCGAAGTGACCGCCGACATGTGCGTCGGGTGGCAAGTCGACGGCGATGGCCTGGCGAAAGCCTTGTCCGACGCCATGGACATGAAGGCCAAACCGAAGGCGATGGTCCCCGGCCGACTTTGGCGGCTGGGGCGCACCCCGTGGAAGCAGACGACGCGCGAGGTGGTGCTGGCAACCCGGTTGCACGAAGCCGATGCAGCTGCCGTCGCCGCCCACCTTGGTCCCGGTGGCCGGACCATCGTGTTTGTGCCGCGCGACGCTCCGGACGATCGCATATGGCCGGGCCATGTGCCGGCAGTTGTCGCACTGTCGCGGGTCGCGACACTCACGCCGCAGGGCATCCAACTGGATGTGGCGGCGATGACGGAGATCGTCGCCGATGCCGATGCCCTGGCCGAGGCAAGGTCGGTGCTGCCCGTCGATCCCGAGGTGAAGAAGCAGGTCGTGCGACAACAGGTCAGGTCGGAAATCAAGGGACACCTCGAAGACGACGTCCTCATTGCCGCCTGGAAGATGCATGGATCAGTTCGAAAAGCAGCCTCGGCGCTTACTGACCAGATGGGTCGGACCGTAACCAAAGACAAGGTTCAAGCTGCGATCACACGAGCAGGCGGAGCTAAAGCTCTTCGTGAATCTGACGACTCGGGTTCTGTCGCCAGAACTGTCGCGTCGCAATCCCGCGACAGGCCGAAAAAAGTTCTTGAACGCCGCTAGCCGCGTATCAGCAACAGCTTAAGTCTCGCCAGGCGGGCTTTGATCCCGCCTTTTTCATGCGCCAACCGCGACACCGCGGGCCTCGGTCGAGGCCGGCCCGGCTCATAACCGGCCAGTCACGACCGCACCTGTGATCCTCGCGGCAAGGTGTCGCGGCACAGACCCACGACTGTGCGTTCGGCGATTGGTTCGGGAGCAAAACGACCGGCCTCGAGGTAACCATGGCCTCGAGCCACGACGTCGTTTCGAACCCGTACGCACAATCTCTCATCCGCATCAAGGCACGCCAGCTCTGCCGGCGCGCCGACTTTAGCCGATCGGATCTGGAGGACCTGCACCAGGAGATGAAGATGTATCTCCTGAAGGTCGGCCACCTCTTCGATCCGAGTCGGGCCCGCATGGAAACGTTCATCGCACGCGCGATCAACTCGTGCATCGCGATGATCCTGCGGGACCGGCGGCGGGACAAACGCCGTATCGACGTGGAACACGTGTCGCTGGAGGGCACCGAACTGCCTGGCGACAACGGAACGTTCTCCCTCTGGGCGCAACTCAGCACCGACGATCTATCTCGCCGAACGGGCCAATCGCCCGTCGATCCTGTCGACGCCATCGATTCCCAAGACGCCTTCACGTGGGCAATGGACCAACTCTCTGCTGACGATCGCGAGATCGCCGCGCTGGTGATGGAGCGCGGCAAGGCGGGCGCTGCCCGTGAGCGCGGCGTGTCGCGCCGGCAGATCGACAACGCGCTGCAGCGGATGCGCCGGCACTTTGAAGACGCCGGTCTGGGCGGTGCGTGACACGTTGATCGACGGACGCCGCCGATGACGGCGGCATACATACCCAGTGCCCCCGGAACCGGACCGGCCCCAGAGTCTCGAAGGCAAGGACGCCAGCGGGTCACCCAGGCGCTGGGGGGCCGGTTGATGACGGATGACCGCAGCTACTGGAGACCTGCGATGACCACCGACGTGTATCGCATCACGATCGACCGCGCCGCGAAGGTCAGCGAAGCAGAGCAGACGCTGCACCTGGCCATCCTCGCGGCGGAAGGTCTGTTCGGCGAAGCACAGGTTCGCATGGACATGGCCTACCACGTCGATGAGCCGCGCCAGGCGTTGATCATCGATGGCTCGACCGCCGTGGGTCGCGCCGTGCTCCGCATGTTCATCGCGCTGCTGCTTCACGAAATCGGCCGCGAGGCCTTCACCGTTCGGCGCGTTCCACAGATTCATCGTTCACCGCTGGGGAGGGCCGCATGAACGGGTCGCGCGATGACATCCCGCTCGTGCGACTCGGCCAAGGCGACTACGCCCGCGACATCTACCCCTGCCTCGCCCCCGGATTTGGCCCGCGGAACACCAACCCCACCACGACGCCCATGAACACCACGACTTCCATGACACCTGGAACCAACCGCGACGTTCTGACCTACTCGGCGCTGAACTGTTTCCGCAACTGCCCGCGGAAGTACAAGCTGCGCTACATCGATCAACTCAGGCGTCCCGAACGGCCCGATGCCCTCGCCTTCGGCAGCGTCATTCACGCTGCGCTCGAGCAGTGGTATCGCACCGTCGATGACGAACGCCGACTCCTGAAGGTGCTCGACGTGATCGATGACCATTTCCCCGGCCGGGCCAACGATCCCGATCACAAGTCCCGCTGGCATCTGGCGCGGGCCATGTTCGAGGGCTACGCCCGGCGCTACCCGACCGAGGACTTCGAGATCGTCGAGATCGAGAAGGAATTCACTGCAGAGATTCGCAACCCGGACACCGGCCGACCCAGCCAGACGTTCATCATCGCCGGCAAGGCCGACGGGATCGTGCAACAGGATGGCGAGCTGTATCTGCTCGAGCACAAGACCGCTTCGGCGATCACTTCCGACTACCTCGACCGTCTGTGGACCGACACACAGATCGCGCTGTACTGCCACTACCTGCGGGAGCTCGGTTATCCGATCGTCGGCGTGATCTACAACGTCTTGCTCAAGACCCGCCTCAAGCAGCGCGAAGGCGAGACGCTGGAAGAGTACGAGGCTCGGCGCGCGGCGCTGGCTGCGAAGAACAAATCGGGCCGCTCGACTGCGAAGCGCCAACAGCCGGAGACCGACGAGGATTTTCGGGCTCGGCTGGCTGACTGGTACACGCAGCCCGGCGCTTTTCATCGTGAGCGCATTTACCTGTCGGCCGATCGCATGGCCATGCTGCAGGAAGAGGTCTGGGAGATCACGCAGCAGTATCTCGACGCGCGCCGCCGGGGCAAGTGGCTGCTCAACACTTCCAGCTGCTTCAGCTTTCAGCGGGCCTGCGACTACCTGCCGTTGTGCCAGTCGGGTTTCAGCCCCAACGTGCGAGACAACCTCTACGAGGTGGTGCCACCGCACGAGGAACTGGCGGAGCTGACCGTCGGCGCGACTGATGGTGACTTCTGACCCACGCCCAACGCCCATGGAGACCACGACATGACCGTCTGCCTGCCTGCGAACAAGTCCACGCCCACCACCGACCTGTCGACGAAGACCACGCTGATCTACGGGCCGCCGAAGATCGGCAAGTCGAGCTTCGCCGCCCGGTTCCCCGACGCCCTGTTCTTCGAATGCGAGCCGGGCCTCGGCGAACTGTCGGTCTACAAGGTGCCTACCTACAGCTGGGCTGATTTGCTCGAAGCGTGCAAGCTGGTCGCGGCCGGAAATCACCAGTTCAAGACCGTGGTGATCGACACCGTCGATAACGCCTTCAAGTTCTGCACCGACCACGTCAACGCCAAGCACAACGTCGAATACGAGGGCGACCTCGATCACGGCAAAGGGTGGGCGTTCGTCAAAAACGAATGGCACCGGGTGCTGACGCGCCTGGCCAGCCTGCCGGTGGGCCTGGTGTTGATCAGCCACGCGACCGACAAGCAGATCGAAACCCGTACCGGCAAGTACAGCAAGACCCAGCCGTCGCTGCCCGACCGCGCGCGCCATGTTGTGTTGGGTCTGGTGGACATGATCCTGTACTGCGACACCACCTCCCGCCCCAAGGCCTCCGGTTCCGGGGGCGGCAAGGGCAGCGAGATCGTTCGCATCATCCGCACCAAACCCCATCCGACCTACGAGGCGGGCGATCGCACGGGCCGGCTCCCCGAAGTGATGTCGCTCGAATTCGCCGCCTTCGCCAGCCACTTCGCTGGGCCGGCCACGCCCGCCGGCGCTCGTCCCGCCGCACAACCACAACCCTCCAGCAAGGAGTAACCGGCCATGACTGATCCTTCGATGACCGCCACGAACACGAACAATGAACCCGCCTTCGATCCGGCCAATCCCGGTGGCGCAGGTTCTCCTGCGCCGGAAAGCGCCGGCTTCGACGACGACCCGGCCGCGCACGAAGCGTTCGGTGATCCGGAGTCGGGTCCGCGCGCAGGTGCCGTCAGTGATCTGAGGGCGTTCGACGAAGAGTACGACGATGCCGAGGTGCCGTCCTACGAAGAGGTGCCCGACGGCAAGTACCAGGTTCGCGTGCATCGCGTGGAACTGGGCACCAGCCAGGCGGGCGATCCCATGCTCAAGTGGGACCTGGTCGTCCTGTCCGGCCAGCATGCCGGTCGCCACGTGTTCAAGAGCGCGGTGATCACGCACAAGTCGCTGCCGTTCGTCAAGGGCGATCTGCACACCCTCGGTGTCCAGTTGCCCAGGTTCAGCGACTTGCCGAACCATCTCGATCAACTGCTCGACCAGACGCTGGAGATCACCAAGCGTACGCGCGGCGAATACACCAACGTCTACTTCAACCGCCGACTCGAAGGCCTGCCCAGCGCCGGTGTCGACGGCCTGCCCGACGATGAACCCGCGCCGTTCTGAATCATGCATCTCTCCGACGCTTGCTCGGTCGGTTCCCGTTCGAGTCAACGTCAGTCGTGGGGCCGCCCCTGGCCTCGCCCGGCATTCTGGGTCCGGGGTCAGGGGACGGCTTTTTCACCAGGAGTCTCCATGACCTCAGAGACGCGCCCGATGGACTTCGCCATCGTCATTGATTCACGCGAGCAGCAACCGTACTCCTTCGGCTGCGCCACGGAAGTTCGCAAGCTCAATGCGGGCGACTATTCCGTGGTTGACCAGGAAGACCGTATCGCTGTCGAGCGCAAGAGCCTGCCGGACTTCGTGCGCACCGTCATCCACGACGCACCACGATTTCGCAGCGAGTTGGCCAAGTTGTCAGCCTGCGAATTCGCATGCGTCGCAGTCGAGGCCGATCTCGATCAGGTGCTGCGCGGCCTGCGCCAGTCCGACCTGCGGCTTGTCACGCCAGCGGCCGTGCTGGGTGCGGCGTTGCACATCGCTGTCCACCATCGCATCCCCGTGTACTGGTGCGGCAGCCGCCAGGCTGCCTGTGCGTTCACTGAGGCGTTTTTGCGCATGGCTGTGCGTGCCGGGGGCAAGGGGGTGGCGAGGTGAGCCAGACGATCCACGGCACGGTCGTGAAGACCTACTACAGCGACGCGCAGTTCTCGGCCGGCGTGATCGCTACCGACGACGGCACGCAAGTTCGGTTCCGCGGGCGGCTGTATGCCGCCGAAGGCGATCGGCTGTCGGCGATCGGCCAGTGGACGGTTGACCCGAAGTACGGCCATCAATTTGAGATCAAACAGCTCGACTATGAACTGCCCCAGACCCGGGAGGGGCTGATCAACTACTTATCCAAGCACCCGGCCTTCGTCGGGGTCGGACAGAAGAGCGCCGAGCGGATCGTGGACGTGCTCGCGGACGGCGAAGAACTCGGCGAGGCGCTGCGCAGTCGATTCGACGACTTCGTCGCCGCCGGCGTGCCGCGCAAGACGCTTGAGGCCTTGGCGAGTTCGTGGGACCAACATGCCGGCGAGAACGCCGTCCGCTCGTACCTCGCCGGCTTCGGCCTGACTCCACACCAGATGCAGACGCTGCTGGAGAAGTTCGGCACCAGCATCGTCTCAATGCTCAAGCACGACCCGTACCTACTGATCAAACATCTGTCGGGCTACGGTTTCAAGAAGGTCGACCAGATCGCCCTGAAACTCGGCGTCGCCAAGACGCATCCGGGCCGGATCGAAGCGGCGCTGTCTTACTGCGTCTCGCAGCAGATCAGCAACGGTCACACCTGGACACCCGGCAGCGAGCTGGTCACGCAGGCGAACGATGCGTTGGTGATCGACACGCTGGACAGCCGCGATCTGATCCAAGCGGCAGGCAACCGGCTGATCGCCAACGGTGACCTGGTCGCCGACGGCTGCGCCGTCACATTGCCGTGGCTGCACCGCAATGAGCAGTTGATCGAAGCGGCCTTCCGGCGCGCGGCGCGAACAGACGACGAGACACCCGACGTGTCAACCCGTCGTCCCGAAGACGATCTCAGCGATGATCAGCGTGAGGCATTCCACACGGCGATCACCAATCGCATCTCCGTCATCTCCGGCGGCGCGGGCACCGGCAAGACCTACGTGGTGGCCCGATTGGCCCGTCGCTTTCAGGAGGCCGGGCTGGTTGTCAGTCTCGCCGCCCCAACGGGCAAAGCCGCCAAGCGCATCGAACAACTGCTGCGCGCCCATGGCGTTGACCTGTCCGCGTCCACGATCCATCGCCTGCTGGGCTACAACGGCATCGAGTACCGCGAAGACATCCTGCCCGCGGACGTGGTCATCATCGACGAGGTGTCGATGGTCGACGTGCCGCTCATGGCCGAGTTGCTACGCCATATCGATCTCGACCGCACCCGCCTGATCCTTGTCGGCGACCACAACCAACTGCCGCCGGTCGGGCCCGGCAACGTGCTGCGCGACTTGATCCAGCACAACCTGGTGCCTGCCACCGTGATGACGAAGGTCCACCGCCAGGCCGGCGTGCTGAAGACCAACAGCGTGGGCGTCTTGAAGGGACAACTGGCACCGAGCGCCACGGATGATCAGTCGCGGTGGGTGGTGGTCAACCGTTTCCGCGATGCTCAGGCCATCAAGCATTGGCTGCGTGACCTGGTCCTGACGGACATCCCGAAGCGGTACGGTTTTGATCCCGTCCATGACGTTCAGATCATCACGCCCGAGCACCGCGGGCCGCTGGGCACACGGTCGCTCAACCAGATGATGCAGTACCTGCTCCCCCGGAAACGTCCCCAAGCCCGGAATGGCGACGTGCCGAGCGACAGCAAACCGGGTCGCCTACTTCCGGGAGACAAGGTGATTCAGACACGGAACGACTACGAGCTGGGCGTGATGAACGGCACGATCGGTTTCGTGCAGGAGGTGGGCAAGAGCGGATTGGTGATCGACTTCGAAGGCAAGGACGACGTCGAGGTCGACTGGAACAAGGCCAAGTCGGTGGACCTGGCGTATGCCCTCACGGCGCACAAGGCCCAGGGCAGCGAGTTTCCCTGCGCCGTGGTTCTCTGTCACAAGTCACACTTCTTCGCCGATCGTAACTGGCTCTACACCGCCGTGACCCGCGCCGCGCACACCTGCGTGCTGGTCGGCGATGACTACGGGCTGCGCCGAGCGGCCAGTCAGGTGCGCAACACCAAGCGCCGGACGTGGATGAGTCTTTGGGCATCGCGAGCGCGACAGTTGCAGGAGGCTGCGGCTTGACCAGTGCCGGCGCTCAACCTGTGCAGAGCATCGATCGGTTCGCCTTGCTCGACTGGCTGGAGCCCAACTGCGAGCCCGACCGGGTGGCGCTGCTCTATCCCAAGGGAGATCGTGGCTTGTCGCCGGGCTGGGTGATCGGCCGGGCCGACGCGCAGCGCGCGATCGCCGCGTACCGGGCCGGCAAGCTGGCCGAGGAAACCTTCACCTCGACCACCAAGCACGGCAAGCAGTACCGCATTCACGGCGCGGTGCGTTTGGGTCTGGTCCCGCATCGCAATGATCGGGTGCTAGCGTTCTGTGTCGACCTCGATGATCACGGCGACGACGGTGGCACGGTTCATCTGGCCCAGGCAATCAGCCGCTTCTTCGGCTGCCAACCTCTGACGTTCACGTCCAAAGGCGGCAAAGGTCTGCACAGCTTCATGCACCTGGCCGAGCCGATGTCCGCCGAGGCCTTCGTCGAATGGGCACGCGGGTGGGGCTTCAACCGCCAGGGCCAGCCGGAGATCTTTCCCAAGACCACCAAGAACACTCAGGCGTGGCTGCCGAACGAGCCGAACGATCGCGGTGGCGACTGCTATGTCAGCGGGAGCTTCGAGTCGTGCAGGATCGCGGCGTTGCCGCCTGCGTCGCCGGTCAAGCTGACCACGAGCACGTTGGATTTCCTGCGGGGGTTCGTCCAGCAGCCCGGCCGCAACGAAGCGCTGAACAAGGCGGCGTTCGAACTGGCGCAGAAGCGGGTGTCCCGAACCGAGGCCTGGCGGTTGTGCCGCTTCGGTGCTCGTCTATGCGGACTGGAAAGTGAAGAACCGGAGCAGACGCAGACCACGTTCGACAGCGGTTACGAGGCGGGCAGTCGCGCGCCCGCATCACCAGCGGCAGACGCACTGCCCGCGGATGAATCGGAAGTGCTCAAGTTCCGCCGGCTCGACGGCATCGGCAACGGCGAGCGGTTCGTCGACAACTATCGCGGCACGGTGCGCTACAGCTACGAGCTGGACCGCTGGCTGGTGTGGACCGGCAAGCGGTGGTCGCTCGACGCCCAGGCCCAGGTCGAGGCGATGGCCAAGAAGACCGCCCGCCTGATTCTCAAAGAGATGCAGCGAGCAATCGACGAGGCCCGCGACGCTGGCAAAGACGATGGCGAGCTTGAGTCGATCGAGAAGGCCTACCGCAAGCACTATCTTTCCGCCGCTCGCGTACATGGCGTGCGTGACACGCTGAAGATGGCGCAGTCCGAGCCGGGTGTGAAGGTGTCGGTCAACCAGATCGACGCCAACCACATGCTGCTCAATGTCAGCAACGGCACGATCGACCTTGCGACCGGCCGGATGCATGTTCACCGCCGGCAGGACGGCATCACAAAGATCGGCCGATCACAATACGACCCGCACGCGCTGTGCCCGCGATGGACGGCGTTCCTACGGCGTATCTTCGACGGTGACGACGAGCTGATCACGTTCATTCAGCGGGCGGTCGGCTATTCACTGACCGGGCAGGTCAGTGAGCAGTGCCTGTTCTTCCTGTACGGCACCGGGCAGAACGGCAAGTCGGTCTTCATCCAGACGCTGCTGCACATGCTCGGCGAGTACGGCCAGAAGGCCCCGACCGAGATGATCATGAAGCAGGAGCGGTCCACATCCGGCGGCGCATCGCCGGACATGGCGCGTCTGCGCGGCGTCCGCTTCGCCGTGACGGCGGAACTCGAAGAGAACCAGCGCATGGGCGAAGCGCGGGTCAAGGATCTGACCGGTGCCGACCGCATCGTCGCCCGGCCGTTGTACCGCGACCCGATCGAGTTCGAACCGACCCACAAGCTGTGGATATACGGCAACCACAAGCCGACGATCCGCGGCACCGACGAGGGCATCTGGCGGCGCATCCGGCTGATCCCGTTCACCGTCACCATCCCCAACGACGAAAAGGACCCGCACCTGGTCGAGAAGCTGCAGGCCGAACGCGACGGCATCCTCGCTTGGGCCGTGGCCGGTTGTCTGGCGTGGCAGCGTGAGGGGCTGGGCATCCCGGTCGCCGTGGCCGAAGCGACCGAAGCGTATCGCAACGAGAGCGATCGGCTCGGGGCGTTCCTTGAAGAGTGCTGCATCGTCGAGGAGTACGCGCGGGCCGGCAAGAGCGAGGTGTATGCCGCCTACGAGCAGTGGTGCCGCGATTCGGGTGAGCACGTGGTCAGCAAGAAGAAGCTGAGCCAGATGCTCAGCGAGCGCGGCTTCAGCGAGGCTCGCACCAAGCACGAGCGCCGGTGGATCGGCCTGGGATTAGCCGGGGGAGGAGGCGCATATGGGCACGGGTGACAGATCGGTGACAGATGGTGACGGATCGAAACCCCGATCTGTCACCCCTCAAGCCCCGGAACAAAAGCAGGTTACAAATCCGGTGACAGATGTGACAGATGCGCCCGGAAAGTCCCATACGCGTGCGCGCGCACACGCGCATGGGAAAGTTACTGAAAACAGCGTCACCATCTGTCATCTGTCACCCGAACCCCCGGGAGCCTCCGAAGCCCCTGACGCCGACGCCAAACGCTACGCCATGTGCGACCACGACGACCCGGCGAAGCCGGTCTACAGGCCAGAGGACGACGTCTTGGAATTCAAACGATCGGTTCGGTTCGCGGCCATCGACGTGATGATCCTGACCTACGCCGCCCGCCGCCATGCCGAGTGGCTCAGCGAGATCGGCGTCTGCCCACCGGATATCGCCAAGCTGATCCGCCAAGACTTGGCATACATAACCAGTGTCCTGGAGCGCGAGCGCCAGGATGTAGCGGCGGCAATGCCCGCTTCCGCGGGCTTGGGCGACGTTGGCCCACGTTCGCGAGAAGACGTCCGGGCGACCACGCCTACGCCCACACTCTTCGACGCGACACGTGGCGACGTGGGCCAAACGGAGCCGAGCGAGGTCATAACCGGGAAGGCTTAGGTACTTGGACGGTTGCGCTCGCTACTGATGGCGGCGGGAACAGTCGCCTACGTGCTTTGAGTTGGTTGCAGATAAAAAAGCAAGAGGAATCCATGTCCGCAACAAGCCCCGACACCATGATGGACGCCTCCATCCAGCACCTTGTCATCTGGGCGGCCGACCACATCGAACGCATCGAGAAGTGGTTGGAGCTCGGCGCACCGGATGCCCGCGAAATCTGGCGTAGCTGGTGCGATACCGAAGAAAAACTCGGGCATGCCTATCGCGTTGCCCTGACCCTGCGCGCCACCGAGGTAGTCGCGCTGTGTGAATCCATTCGTTTGCGCGGGTGCACGGAAGCACTCGTGCGCGAGAACCCTTTCAAGATCGCGATGGCGATTCGCATCTACTTGCACGGAGGCAATGACCGTGAAGATCACGAAACGAAAGATTGATGACGTCCGCCCCTACGAGAACAACCCGCGTCAGAATGACGACGCGGTCGAGGCGGTCGCCAAGAGCCTGCAGGAATTCGGCTGGCGTCAGCCGATCGTCGTCGATGAAGACGGCGTGATCATCGTCGGCCACACCCGCTGGAAGGCGGCGAAAAAGCTCGGCCTGAAGGAGGTGCCCATTCACGTGGCCACCGACCTGCCGCCGGAGAAGGTGCGGGCCTACCGCATCGCCGACAACCAGACCTCGACGCTGTCGGAGTGGGATTACGACCTGCTGCCGATCGAACTGACTGCGTTGCAAGACGCCGACTACGACCTGGACCTGCTGGGTTTCGGGGAAGACGCCCTGAAATCCATCCTTGCCCCCGCCGGCAACGAGGGTCTGACTGACCCGGACGAGGTGCCCGAACCGCCCGACGATCCGGTCACCCAGCGTGGCGATATCTGGGTGTTGGGTGACCACCGGCTGATGTGCGGCGACAGCGCAAGCGCCGAAGATCTCGACCGGCTCTTGGACGGCGCGATCATCGATTTGTTTTCAAGTGACCCGCCTTATAACGTCCGCGTCGAACCGCGCAGCAACAACGCGATCGCCGCCGGGCTGTCGTCGTTCAGCGCCGCGGGCAAACGCGGCGATGCCATTAAGGCCAGTGACGCGGCGGGCATGCACCACCAGGGCTTTGACCTGGCGCGCCACAAGTCCAAGTCGAAGGCGGCGCACAAGCAAATGCGCGCCAAGGACCGGCCGTTGGAGAACGACTTCGTCACCGCCGAGGCGTTCGACGAGATGCTGCTGGCGTGGTTCGGCAACGCCGCGCGCGTGCTCAAGCCTGGCGGCTCGTTCTACATCTGGGGTGGCTACGCGAACCTGGGCAACTACCCCGGCCCGCTGAAAGCGACAGGGTTGTATTTCAGCCAGGGCATCGTGTGGGACAAGCAGCACCCGGTGCTGACGCGCAAGGACTTCATGGGCGCGTTCGAGATCTGTTTCTACGGGTGGAAGGAAGGCGCAGGCCACCACTTCTATGGGCCGAACAACGCGACCGACCTCTGGCACGTCAAGAAGGTCAACCCACAGTCGATGGTGCATCTGACTGAGAAGCCGGTGGAACTGGCGACGCGCGCAATTGAGTACTCATCGAAGCCGGGCGAGAACGTGCTCGATCTGTTCGGTGGGTCGGGGTCTACGCTGATCGGATGCGAGCAGACGGGCCGGCGGGCGTTCCTGATGGAACTCGACCAGGCGTACTGCGACGTGATCGTTCAGCGTTGGGAACAGTTCACCGGGCGCAAGGCGGAACGCGCCGCTGGAGTGTTGCCCGCAGGCGATTCGCAGTGAATCGATTCACGGCTCGTTGCTGGTGAGTACCTGGAGATACTTATGGTACGCGAACACCCGATCACGCTGCTTGCCGGTAGTTTCACGCAGAACGCCCACCTCCACCAGGATGCCAACGGCCTTGCGCGCCGTGGGCGCGGTGCTGTTGAGCATCCGGCTTGCTCGCGGCACCGTGACCATCGGGTGGTCCGGGAGCATGTCCAGCAATTGGATGGCGGCGACCGTCGCTCGGCCGCTTCCCGTCAATCGCCGTCGATCCTTGCCGAGCAAAGCAAACAGCCGTTGCGCGACATCGACACCGTCTTCGGCGGCCTCCGCAACACAGGTGAGATAGAAGTCGGTCCATCCTTCCCAATCACCATCGGTACGGACCGCGGACAGGCGGTCGTAGTACTCGCGCTGGTGGCGCTTGAACGCCACGCTCAAGTAAAGCAGCGGCGATTTCAGGATGCCCCAGTGTTCCAGCAGCAGCACGATCAGCAGCCTGCCGATGCGACCGTTGCCGTCGAGGAACGGGTGGATGGTTTCGAATTGAACATGGGCAAGCCCCACCTTGATCAGCGGCGGCAACGGGTCATCGCTGTGAACCCATCGTTCGAGCGCAGTCAGCGCGACCGGAACGTCCTCCGGAGGCGGTGGGACAAAACGGGCGGTGCCGGGGCGCGTGCCGCCGATCCAGTTCTGGCTTTTCCGGACAGCACCCGGTTGCTTATTGCTTCCGCGCACGCCTTTCATCAGGCGCTTGTGGGCTTGGCAGAGCAGTCGCGTGCTCAAGGGCAAGCCCTTGGGCTTGGCCATCTCCCGGCGCGCGTAGGTCAATGCATCGACGTAGTTGCAGACCTCCTCGACATCCTCGGGATGATCGGCCGCGTCGGTCGCCTCGAACTCCACAACATCGCGCAGCGTGGCTTGCGTCCCTTCGATCTGCGAGGTCAGGACGGCTTCCTTCCGCACGAAGCCGTAGAGAAACCAGCTCGCGCTCGGGACGAGGTGGGCGGCGACTTCGAGCCTCGCAAGTGCTGTAAGGGCGTCGGCGCACTTGGCCCCGAGGGTTCCCGAAAGATCGAGCGGAGGCTTGGCGGGCGGGAGCGGATGGGGCACGAAGGCCTGGACGGACTCACCGGTCGTCGTGCTGGTGCGATATGTCCCTGTTTGGCGCGGCATGGCGAGGAAGCAATCCTTTCCGAGTATCGGACTCTAGCAAACGATCGTTTCCTAGTCCAGCCGGCTGGTAAAGGATCGTTTCTTAGCCGGTTGCCGGTCCCCGCTTGGGCCGGACAAAACCTCGGCCGACGAGACCGAGGTGAAAGAGGTGGTGGAATGATGATCTCAGTACGGCAGTTCAGCCAGGAACGTGAACTCGATCATCGCGTCTTCGTAGAGGCAGTTCGATGCGGGGTAGTTGCGCCGTCCGCGCGTGACCACACACCCTCGCTCCTTCATGAATTCAAGCGCGACGTTGACCTGCGTGAAGGGCAGGTCGAGCGCCTTGGCCAGCGGGTCGAGCGTAACGCCGTCAGTGGCACGCTCCTCGATCGCATGGGCGACCTCCTCGTACACCTCGCGTGTGCAACGGTGCGTGTACGTGCGGTCATCGGGAAAGATCACCTTGCGCTCAAGGACGCCATCGACGACTTCGAAGATCACGTTGCGGTCTCGGTGGCGGGTCGCCATCGCTCACGCTCCCTTCTTGCCGACGGCGCTGAGCGTGAAGCGACCGCGCTCGACCTTGATGAACCGGGCGTCGTCGCCCTTGTTCTGCGTCTCGCGCAGGATCGCCGAGTACAACGTGGCCCAAGGCGTGGCGGCTTCGCTCGACCAGAGCTTCTTCGCCGTGACCTGCTCGACGATCTGCTTGCAGTTCATCGGCTCGTCCGCCTCGGCCAGGACCTGCACGGCCGCGTCGATGAGGCTGAGCTTCTTCGGCTTCTTCTCTTTCGACGAGGCCTTCGCCTTCTTCTTGCCGCGCTTGGCGTCGGCGGCGCTCTCCGTCATGGCCCGCTCGCTGGCGGTCATGCCGTCGGCGCTGCTGGCCCGCTCGTTTCGGACGCGTGCGTTCTCCTGATCCGCCTTGTGCTTGGCGAGCAGCGCTTTGCGCTCGGCGGCGGTGAGCTTCTTCTTCGCCCGACTCGTCGGTACCTCAATGCCGTCGGCGAGGTTCCCGTTCTTGATGGCTTTCGCAGCCTTGGCGTCGCTGTTGTCGCGGTTGGCGGGTGTCGTGCTCGGGGCCTTCGCGGGGCCACGCAGCTTCTGGGCGCTTTTGATCCGAACCTTCCGGTTCGTCTTGAGGTTGGTCGCATCCCAGCCGCCGCCCCCGGAATGCTCCGCGTCGATGCGGACGGGCACGACCTTGTCCGTGATCTTGGCGCTGTAGACGCCGCCAATCTTGACCTGCTGCTTCTTCATGATGCTGCTCCTTGTGAAAGGGAATGGAAAGAAAAAGAGCCGGGCTCACAGTCCCAGCTCTTCGCACAGTGCGTTGTATTGGTCGGTCCCGAGCATCTCGACGAGCTGCTCGATGAACCATTGAATCTGCCGATCAACCTCGGGGTTGTTGGTGCTGGCCGGTTGCAGCCAGGCAGCGATCGCGGCGACGGCCTCGGGGCTGAATTGCTCGCGGATGGCGTCGAACAGTTCGCCCTCGTCGTTCTCCGGTACGGTGGCGCGGCCCGCTTCGTATGCCGCCGCCAGGGCGGCCTCGACGCCCCATACGCTGACTTCGTGGAAGTCGAGGCTGTCGCTCTTACGTTCTTCGAGCGTCTTGATGCCCAGGTGCTTGCGGGCAATGGTCATGATCTGGTCTTGCTTGGTCACGGTGATCTCCTTGTGGGTTCGTGGTTGGGTGGTTCAGTCCTGAAAGCGCTGCATCTCTCGGAACAGGTCGTGGATCATGCTGTTGGTGCCGCGCACGCCGTCGCAGCGGTGCTGTACTTCCTCCGCGACCTTGAACAGCTCGTCGTCGCTGATGCGGGCGGGCAGTTCCCATGTCTTCCACACCTGCTCCTTCTTTGGCTCGCGAAGGATGCTGTCGATGCGGATGGTGGTGCTGCCGGGCTTGCGTTCGATGCTGACGTGGCCGGCGCTGCCTTCGAGTTCGATTCGCGTGGTTCGCATGGCGCATCTCCTTGTTGTGGCTCGCGTTACACACACATTGAGCCATGATTTCGCGCCCGCATCAAGCGCTTAAGGCCAGCATTTGCAGTTATTTACGAGATTCCTGAAATGGCCCGCCGCGACACGCAAAACCCGGTCCAGTCCGCCGAATCCGGCCAAGCTTTCGACCCGTCTGCGCTATCTATGCCGGTGGCGGCGAAGGTGCTCGGCCTGCCCGAGGCGACCCTGCGTAAGCATGTCGACGAGGGTCTGCCGCTGAACGCGGACGGGTCGCTGAATCTGGTGACCTATGCCGCCTGGCTGAACGGAACGGACGAGGGAAGCGATGGCGATTGATATCCGTGAGCTCAGCGCGACCGAACTGATCCGATTGGTGAACTCCACGCCGCTCGGGCCGGTGCTCAATGCGCCCAAGCTGAACCGCCAGATGAACGAGGCGGGCTTCCGCATCACACCCGGCAGTAATCCGAAGCGCATCAGCCTGGTGAAGTACATCGCATGGCTGGCCAAGCGCCGCGAGCAGCCGCGCAAGGCTTCGATCAGCTACGCCGAACGCAAGCAGCGCGAGGCCGAACGCAGCCTCGCTAAGAGCCGGGCCGGCCGCGACATCGGCCCACCCCCGCCGCCCGAAGACGTGGAGCGCCGCGATCACTGCGCGCATAGTTTCCGTGCGTTCTGTGAAACCTATTTCCCCAGCGCGTTCTGTTTGCGTTGGTCCGAAGACCACCTGCGCGTCATGGCCAAGATCGAACGCGCTGTGCTTCACGGCGGGCTGTTCGCCTTTGCCATGCCGCGCGGCAGCGGCAAGACGACGCTCGCGCGTGTCGCGGGTATGTGGGCGGTGCTATTCGGGCACCGCGAGTACGTTTGTCTGATCGGGTCAGCCGAAGACCAGGCGAAGAACATCCTCGAATCCATCAAGCGCGATCTGCTCGCAAACGATCTGCTGCTGGCGGACTTTCCCGAAGCGATCTACCCGATCCGCAAGCTGGAGAACAACGCCCGCCGGCAGATCGGCCAGCTCTGCAACGGCGAGCCGACCTACATCACCTGGTCGGCCGACCGCCTGGTGATGCCGACGATGCAGGACTCGCCGTCCTCCGGCCGCATCGTCACCGTCGCCGGTTTGGACTCCAACATCCGCGGCCAGCAGCACACCAAGATGGACGGGTCGATCGTCCGCCCGTCGCTGGTCATCCTCGACGATCCGCAGACACGGCAGTCGGCGGCATCAGCGACACAGACGCGCCACCGCCTGGCGATCCTCAACGGCGACGTGCTCGGTATGGGCGGACCCGGCGTGAAGATGGCCGGGTTCATGACCTGCACGAAAATCTACCACGACGACCTGGCCGACCAGATTCTGGACCGCGAACGCAACCCCGATTGGCAAGGCGAATGCACAAAGATGGTGTACGCCTTCCCGTCCGGCACCGAAGCGGAACGGCTGTGGGATCGATACGCCCAGATTCGCGCCGACAGTCTGCGTGCCGACAGCGACGGTGCGGAGGCGACCGAGTTCTACCAGAAGAACCGCGAGGCGATGGACGCCGGCGCGGTTGTCGCATGGCCCGACCGCTACAACGACGATGAGATTTCAGCGCTTCAACACGCAGTCAATCTCAAGCTCCGCGACGAAGAGGCCTTCCTCGCCGAGTACCAGAACGAACCGTTGAGTGAGCAGGCCGAAGACGACATTCTCACCCCCGACCAGGTGGCCGATCGGATCAACGGCCGACGCCGGAAGCTCGTGCCCGCGTCCGCAACACACCTGACGGCGTTCATCGACGTGCACGATCGCCTGCTGTACTACCTGGTCGCGGCCTGGGAACAGGGCTTCACCGGCTACGTGGTCGACTACGGTACTTGGCCAGATCAGAAGCGAATGCACTTCACAATGCGGGATGCGAAGAAGACGCTGGGCAACTTGCTGCCCGGGGCCGGCGTTGAGGGCGCGGTCCAGTCTGGACTGGAAGCGCTGGCGACGAATCTGCTGACACGCGAATGGAAGCAGAACGAGGGCGCGACGCGCATTGATCGACTCCTGATCGATAGCGGATATCTTCCCGGCGTCGTTGCGAATGTGTGCCTCAAAGTTCCGGGTGCGGGAAGCGTGATGCCGTCCAAGGGCGTGGGGATTCGGGCCGGTAACAAGCCGATGGCGTCGTATCGCCGCAAGCCGGGCGAGCGACACGGCCACCACTGGTACATGCCCAACGTGTCGCGCACGACGGAGATTCGCCACGTCCAGTTCGATACCAACTACTGGAAGACGTTCGTCCACGCCCGCCTGGCGACTACGCCAGGTGATCAAGGTTGCCTGACGCTGTACGGCAAGTCGGCGAATGAGCATCGGCTGTTCGCCGAGCACATCGCCGGTTCCGAGGTCAGCACGGTGACCGAAGGCCACGGGCGGGTCGTGCGGGAATGGGCGCTGCGCCCGTCGCGACCGGACAATCACTGGTTCGACTGCTTGGTGGGGGCGGCGGTCGCTGCTTCGATGTGTGGAGTGCGGCTGGGTGTGGAATCCGTCGAACCGCCGAAGGCCAGGCAGCGCGTGCGGCTTTCAGCACTGCAACGGCAACGGGCGTGACAGGCCACCACGTCAATCGATGAACAGGTCGGGTCGAACGCGGAAGTGGTCAGCCAGCACGCGTAGGTGATCGACGGTCAGCGAGCGTTCACCGCGCAGAATCTTCGCCGCGTGGCTGCGATGCACGTTAAGCAGTCGGCCCAGATCGGCGGCGCTCATGCCGTGCTCGTCCATCAGTGAACGTAGCATCTCCAAACCACTGAACTGCCGCGTCTCCACAGCGTGGTGTACCGACTCGTATGCGTTGAGCAGCGTCGAAACCGAATCGAGGTAATCCTCTTGGTCATCGTTCAGATCGTGGCCGGCCATGGCGTCGATGATGTCAGTCACATTCTCCCGATCAACCTCATCATGGATTGGGCGCAGCGGGTAGAGACCCAGCAGGCCATCCCAATTGGTCGGAATGTCGCCGATCGTCAGATGCTTACTGGTTCCGGGGGGTGTGTTGCTCATAGTTCGTCCTTCCATCGATCTTTGTCGTAGTCCGCGTGGGTTAAGAAACGCAGGACGTAAACGTTGCCTCGGTTGTAGTGGATGGCGGTGATCAGGCGGTAGTTGCCGCCACCGATGTTGAACACAACCACCTTCCGGCCGCTGGCGACGGTCACGCCGTCGGCGTGCGGGAACGTGCGTCGCACGTCCACCAGGCTGCTCCATTCAGCCGAACGAGTCTTTGCCAGCCAGTCCTCCAGCGAGGGCTTGGCCCGACGATATCGGGTCCAATACTCGCGGATACGGGCGGGCTTGATCACGTTCATGTGTAGTCATTTTGGCCACCTATCGGCTCGAAGTCAAGCGGCCTGAAGCCAAATTGGCCACTTTTTTCTGAACTGGTGAGGCCCAGGCCTTCTGGACGGGGACGCTCAGCTCCTGAGAACCGGGGCGTGAGCCCAAAGCAGGACGGCGGTTGAACATTTCTGTCAATACCCGTAGCGCCACTACGGGTATCGATCGGATTCATCAAGTCGCTATCCCTTCATCTCGCATCAACAGCGGTCAGTCCCTCTTCAACCGGCATACATACCCACCAGCGGGATAGAGCAGCGGTAGCTCGCCAAGCTCATGCCCTGGAGGGCGCGGGTTCGAACCCCGCCCCCGCCATTTAGGAATCCCATGGCCGAAGAACTGTCCAACTCGATCCAAACCAATGCCGAAGGGCCGAAGAAGGCCAGCGGCGACTCCGGCTCCGTCGAGCAGCACGCGATCAATGACCAGATCGCCGCCGACAAGTACCTGGAGTCGAAGAAGGCCAGTCGCGCGAAGGGGCTCGGCATCAAGCTGGCCAAAATCTCGCCGGGAGGGACTGTCTGATGTGGCCGTTCCCCCGCACCCGGAAGAATGCCGCTGCGCCGCGACGCCAGCGGGCGACGATGCCCGCCATTGTGCGGGCGCGTTACGACGCGGCGCAGACCACGGCTGAGAACGCCCGTCACTGGGCGATGGCCGACGCGATGTCGGCGGACGGTGCCGCCTCGGCTGACGTTCGCAAGAAGCTGCGCGAACGTGCTCGATACGAGGTGGCGAACAACTCCTACGCCAAGGGCATCGTGCTGACCATCGCCAACGACGCCATCGGCACCGGGCCGCGCCTCCAATTGCTCGCCGCAGACCCCAAGTTGAATCGACAGGTTGAAACGGCATTCACCGAATGGGCCAGGGCCGTCAACCTCGCTGAAAAACTCCGCGCGATGCGCATGGCCAAGGCGACCGATGGCGAAGCCTTCGCCGTGCTCACGGCGAATCCGCTGATCGAATCCCCGATCCAACTCGACGTGCAACTGGTCGAAGCGGATCGGGTCGCCTCGCCTGTCATGTCGGTGATGCCAACCGCGAACGACATCGACGGCATCATCCTCGATGTCTACGGAAACCCGCACACCTACATGGTTCTGCGCCAGCATCCCGGAGAGTTGACGGCCTGGAAGACACAGTACGACGTGGTGCCGGCTAACGCGGTTGTGCACTGGTTCCGGACCGATCGACCCGGTCAGCATCGCGGCGTTCCGGAGATCACGCCGGCGCTTCCGCTGTTCGCCCAACTGCGTCGTTACACCTTGGCGGTCATCGCGGCCGCCGAAACCGCCGCCGACTTCGCGGCGGTGCTGTTCACCGACGCGCCGGCCAACGGCGAGGCCCAGGCGCTTGAACCCATGGACGTGGTCGAGCTCGAAAAGCGCATGGCCACCGTCCTGCCCGATGGGTGGAAACTTGGCCAGGTCGATGCCAAGCAGCCCAGCACCGGCTACCGCGAGTTCAAGCACGAGATTCTCAATGAGATCGCACGCTGTTTGAACTTGCCGTTCAACGTCGCTGCCGGCAACAGCGCCGGCTACAACTACGCCTCTGGCCGTCTCGATCACCAGACCTACTTCAAATCCATCCGGGTCGAGCAGGCGCACCTGGCCGAGACGGTGCTCGATCGCATCTTCGCAGCATGGGTCCACGAGGCGATGTTGATCACGGAGTTCGCGTTTCTGCGGAATGCAGGACCGATCCCGCATCAGTGGTTCTTCGACGGCACCGAGCACGTCGATCCGGCCAAAGAAGCGAACGCGCAAGCAACGCGCCTCTCGAGCAACACGACCACGCTCGCCGCCGAGTACGCCCGCCAAGGGAAGGACTGGGAGGTCGAACTGCGCCAGCGCGCCAAGGAACGGCAGTTGATGCGCCTGCTCGGCCTTGTTGCCGCCGACACACCACCCACTTCACCCGACGACGATGAGGAGTCCGACACGGATGTCGAATCCCGCGACACACGACAAGCAGCCTGACTACCTGACTTTTCGGTGCCCGCTAACGGTTGAGGCCGCGAGCGAACCGGATAGGAAGACGCCTCGCTTTCGCATGGTGGCCTACACCGGCGGTGTGATGCGGATCACCGGCTTCCCGCACCCGGTGGTGGTCGACCTTGAAGGATTGGCCATCGATCGCCAGGACATCCCGGTCCGCCTCGATCACAACCCGCGCCAAGGCGTAGGCCACACGCAGCGCGTGTTGATTGAGAACGGCCAGGTCGTCGCCGAGGGCCTGGTCAGCCGCGACACTTCATGGGCGCGCGACGTGGCCAAGTCGGCGACCAACGGCTTTCCCTGGCAGGCGAGCATCGGCGCTGCAGTGGTTGAAGCCGAGTTCATTCCCAACGGCCAGCAGGTGACCGTCAACGGCAGAACGTTCAACGGCCCGCTGCATGTGGTGCGTGGGGCCATCCTCAAAGAGATTTCGTTCGTCGACAGCGGTGCCGATACCGCCACGTCGGCGCGCATCGCTGCTCAACACAAGGAACAAGAAGTCATGGACGACAAGAACACGAGCACCTCAGACGACGCCCAGCAGATTGCGGAGGCGACCGATGCGAACGCCACCCCAAGCAACGACACCGACACCCAGCCGAAAGCGGACAAGACGCCCAAGTCGGCCACGCAGAAACCGCAAGCCTCGCCTGCCCCGACCGGAAACGCGGGCAACCCGACCACGTTCAACGCCTCCGTCCCCATCTCATCCGAGGATGATGCGGTAACCAAAATGCGTCAGCGCATCGCGGCCGAAACCCGGCGCGTCGAGGCGATCCAGAAACTGTGCGCCCCCGGAAATGGCAAGCACGCCGACATCGAGGCCAAGGCCATCGAGGAAGGCTGGGACGTGACCAAGACCGAGCTTCACATCCTGCGCGCCTCGCGCCCGCAGGTGCCCGCAACGACCGCCTCGCGCCCGGGCAACGCGAACTTCCGGGGGCCGCAGATGTTCGAGGCCGTGGCGCTGATGGCGTCGGGCCTGCCCAACTCGCGCATCGAGGCGCTGTACGACGAGCCGGTGCTCGAAGCGGCCGACAAGCTGCGCGGTGTCGGCATCCAGGAGTTCTGCGAGCTGGCGTGCGGCCAGCAGCTGCCGCGATTCCGGCGCGACGCGACCGGTTGGCTGCAGGCGGCGTTCAGCACCGCTTCGCTGCCGGGCATCCTTTCCAACATCGCCAACAAGATGCTGCTGGAGGGGTACAACTACATCGAGGACGCCTGGCGCAAGCTCGCCAAGATCGCCAGCGTCAACGACTTCAAGGAGCACAGCCGCTACCGCATGACCGGCGCGTTCAAGTTCGAGCAGGTTAGCGCCGACGGCGAGCTCAAGCACGGCAAGCTCGATGAGCAGAAGTTCGGGCAGAAGGCCGACACGCACGGCATCATGTTCGCGCTGACGCGCCAGATGATCATCAACGATGACATGGGTGCGTTCACGGACATTCCGCGCCAGATCGGCATGGGCGCTGCCGAGTCGATCGCCGACGCGGTGTGGGAACTGTGGCTCAAGAACCCCGTGCAGTCCGACGGCAAGACGTTCTTCCACGCCGATCACGGCAACTACGCCGAGGGTGCGGACACGGCGCTGAGCGTCGACGGTCTGACCGATGCCGAGATTCTGTTCGGTGAGCAGACCAAGCCCAACGGCCGGCCGCTGGGCATCCCGGCCAGCATCCTGCTGGTGCCCACGGCGCTGAAGGTGCCAGCGGCGCAGCTGATGAACTCGATGCAGCTGAATGAGACGACCACGGCGAACAAGCCCAAGCCGGTGAACAACCCGCACGTGGGCAAGTTCGATGTCGTCTCCAGCGTGTACCTGTCCAACGCCAGCTTCACCGGTGCTTCGAGCAAGGCGTGGTATCTGCTGGCCGACCCGAACCGCCTGCCTGCGATCGAGATCGCCTTCCTCAACGGCGTCGATCGGCCCACCGTCGAGAAGACCGACGCGGACTTCAACACGCTGGGCGTGCAGTTCCGCGGCTATATCGACTTCGGCGTCCGCGAGCAGGACCACCGTGGTGCTTTGAAGATGAAGGGCGAAGCGTAAATCAGCGCCGCGCGCCCTTTGTCGCACCTGATCCTCTCAAGCATTCAAGGAGCAACTACTCATGACGGCACGATTCATTCATGACGGCGACGCCATCGACTACACCCCCGCCCCCGGAAGTGACGTCACCGCCGGCGATGTGGTGGTCCAGGAGGATCTGGTCGGCGTGGCCAAACTCGACATCCCAGCCGACACGCTCGGCGCACTGCACGTGACCGGCGTGTTCGACTTCCCCAAGGCGACTGGCAGCGGCCAGTCGATCCCCGCCGGTGTGAAGGTGTACTGGGACGACGTCGCCAAACAGGCGTTCGCGGCAGGCGGTGGTTCCAGTTCGGGCGGTGAGAAGCTGCTCGGTAAGTCCGTCCTCGCCGCCAGTGAAAGTGACGAGACGGTGCGCGTGCGCCTGACGCAGTGACCCCCCGGACCCCGGACCCACATGTGCCCGCTGTGCTGCCATCTCGAATCACAGTTCGTTTGGCGGCGTGACGACCGCGAGCGCCGGCGATGCGACCGGTGCAACTACGAATGGGAACGACAGTCATGGCCACCCCCGGCAACATGCTCGAACGCGGATCGGACTGGCTCGAACGCATGCGCACCACGCACATGTCCAGCCCCGTCGAGTACCGCAGACCCCCGGCAACCGAGGCGTTGACCGTCAATGCGACGTTCGGCCGCACGGACATCGAGATCGCCGACGAAGGCGGCACCACGATCGAGTCTCACGTGTGGGACTTCCTCATCCTCGCCGAGGAACTGACCGTTGGCGAGCCGGAACCGGGCGATGTGATCGCGGCGAACGGCAGGCAGTACGAGGTCATGGCGCTCGGCGACGACATCAAGGGCTGGCGATGGAGCGACCCATACCGGCAGACCTACCGGATTCACACCAAGGACATCGGAGCGCCCCCGGAGTAACCGCGTGAGTGATGTGACGAATGACAGCACGCAGAAGCAACTCGAAGCGATCAATCGCAAATTCGATCGCCTCGACGAAGCGATCCGTGGCACCCCCGTGAACGGCAGCAAGCCCGGCATCCTCATCCGCCTCGATCGGCTGGAGCAGGACGCCAAGCGCCAGAGCAAACTGATCTGGCTGATCGTCGGCGCGCTGCTTACCGGCTTGTCGTCGGCCCTCGTCGTCTGGATCGGAGGGTAGTTCATGAGCCTGGTCATTGACATCGCCGACGCCCTCGCCGCCGAACTTAACGTGGCCGCGCCGGGCACTTTCAGCCAACCGTTCACGGCCGAGCGGCAGGTGTTGCCCATCTTCGAGCTGGCCGACCTGGCGGAACTGAAGGTGACCGTCGTGCCCCGGTCGGTGCAGATCACCGGCAGCACACGCGCCACCAGCCAGTATGAGATCGCCATCGACGTCGGCGTGCAGAAGCGCGTCGGCAAACAGGTGGACGACGACGTGGAGGCGCTGAGCACGCTGGTGGACGAGATCACTGACTACTTGCGCCGGCGGACGCTTCAGGAAGTTCCGGGGGCGGCGTGGGTGTCGATCGACAACGAGCCGGTCTACGCCCGCGAGCACCTGGCCGAACAGCGTGTGTTCACCAGCGTCCTGACCGTGACCTACCGAGCGTTGAAATGACCCCGTGCGGATGCGAACAGCATGTTCGGCTTCGAGATCACCAAGCTGTTCTTCGACAAGAAGGCGGTCACGAGCAGGACCGACCGCACGACGCGACGTGTGCTCAGCCGGTTCGGCGCGTTCGTGCGGCGCACGGCGCGGCAGAGCATCCGCAAGCGCAAGAAGCCCGCGCCGCCCGGCAAGCCGCCGAGCAGCCACATCGGTCTGCTGAAGAAGTTCATCTTCTTCGGCTACGACCCCCGCCCCCGGAAGCGATCGGTGGTCATCGGGCCGGTGCAACTCACGCAGAAGGGACGGGGTGAAGCGCCGGCCCTGCTCGAGCACGGCGGAATGGGTAAGGCCGGCAAGAAACGCGTCCGGTACAGACCACGGCCGTTCATGGTTCCCGCGTTCGAGAAGGAACAACCGAAGCTGCCCGCCATGTGGCGCGACAGCGTCCCCCGGAAGTAGGCATAGCAAGGAGGCACGACGATGCCGCAGACATTCCTCCTTGGCATGAACGCCAAGGTTTACCAGGGTCCCGAGGGCACGGACCTCGTGTCGCTGGACGAGATGGACAACGTCAAGGACGTGTCGCTCACGCTGGAGGCCGGTGAAGCGGATGTGACTACGCGGGCGAATCAGGGCTGGCGCGCCACCGCGCCGACGCTGCGCGAGTGCACCGCCGAGTTCCAGATGCTCTGGAAACCTGGCGACGCAGCCTTCGAGGCAATCAAGACTGCGTTCCTCAGCGCCACGCCCTTGCGCCTGGCCGTGCTCACCGGCGACGTCGCCGCCAGCGGCACCGAAGGACCGCTCGGCGACTTCTCGATCACGAACTTCAGCCGTGACGAGCCGCTCGAGGATGCGGTGATGACCAACGTCACCGCCAAACTCGCCAAGTTCGAAGAGTGGATCGAGGTCGCGTAAGCCCCCGCCCCCGGAAATCTTGGAAGCAGTGACCACACACGCATCCTTATAGAAGGACGCATCATAGAAGGACACATCCCATGAAGACATTCAACGACGCGGGCGGGCGCACCTGGTCGATCACGCTGACACTCGGCACCGCCATGCACGTCAAGACCAAGCTGGGCATCGACCTGCTCCAGCCGGAATCAGGTGACGATTCCGGGGGGCCGCCGTTGCTGACGCGATTGGGCACCGACGAGATGCTGCTGGGCGAGGTGCTCTGCGCCATGCTCGAATCACAGTTCGAGAAGAACAACGTCAGCGCCGAGGACGTCCAGGCGTCGTTCGACGGCCAGACGCTGCTGGCGGCGCAGAAGGCGTTCTACGAGGAGATGATCGATTTTTTCCGCTCGCGCGGCCGCAACGATCGGGCCAAGGCGGTCGCCAAGCAGATGGCCATGATCGACGCCGCAATCGAAGCGATCGAGACGCGCATCGACGGGATCGACATCGACAAGACGATCGCTGGGGTGATGTCTGGCGAATCGCCGGAAGCCTCGGACTCGGTCCCGGCGATTCCGGGATCGGCGGGCTGACGCTGCGGCAACTGCTGTGGATGGCCGAGGGCCTCGGGCGCGAGCGCTGGGCGCACACGTCGCTGATCTGCACGCTGATCGCCAACGCACACCGCGACCCGAAGAAGCGCCGGCCGTTCACGCCGTCTGACTTCGACCCTTATGCACGCCGAGATCGGTCATCACGGATGGTGGCCGACAAGCAAGACCTGGCTCTGCTCCGCGACGCACTCGAAGCCCGCCCCAATAAGAGCCCTCAACCGAAAGGCAACTGACCATGGACATCGCCGCATTCATCGATTCGCTCTCCGAACTGTTCAACTCCGGCTTCGGCTTCGCCCTGATCTGGGCGCTGCTGGTCGGTCTGTTCTTCTGGCTGTCGAGCGCCTTCAACCCGTTCGAAGAGAAGTGGAAGCGTTGGGAGGGCTCGATCATCACCGGCATCAAGCTGGCCGAGAAACAGATCCCCGACGACACGCCCAACGCCGGGCTGGCCAAGTTGGATGCTGCACTGCGGTTCGTGCTCAAGGCCTACGCCGACGCGAACAACGGTAAGCAGCCGCCGGCCAAGCTCATCGAGCAGATCAAACAGGGCATCCAGATCAAGCACGCCGATCTGGACCGATTCGGCGGTCTCAGCGCCCGCAAACCCTAACCCCATGGGAAGGACCCCACGCATGAAGACCACACGATCGTTGCTGTTCATCGCCATTGTTCTGGCGCTCACCGCCGCTGCCGGATGCGCCGCCACACCGGAGGACCGCTGGTTCCAGCAGCGCGATGCGCTGAACACCGCCAACCGCATCTACCTGGCCCACGTGCCGGTCATGTCCGACAAGCAGGTCGTGCACTACGGCGAACTGCTGCGAGCGGCCCGAGCCGAACTGGACAAGGCCAAGACCCAGTTGCCGCACGGCGGGTCCACGTTCGACACGACTCTGAACGTCGTCGAATCGATTCTCGCCCGCGTCGCCATGCTCGAAGCAGAAGCCGCAGCGAATCAACCACTCAACACGGAGGACACACCTCATGACGCCCGTTGAAATCCTCGCACTCGTCCAAGCCGCCCGGTCGCTTCTCGAACTGGGCATCTCGCAGTACCGCCTCGCCGAGCAGGAGGGGCGGCTCACCGACGAACAGAAGGCGGCGATCCTCGCCGCCGCCGAACTCACCGACGACCAGGTGGACGCCGTCGTCGCCGCCGCCCGTCAGCGTCTTTCGCATCCGCCCTCTTGATGAGCAACGGAATGTGTTGTGTGCATGTGCACCGCGAAAACATGGCCAAATCAAACAGAGAGCCAATGACTTCAGCGTATCTTCAACATCTTCTTGAATTTCTTCTCGGCGGCATTGGGCTTGCCAGGTGTCGAGCGAATCACACCTTTGATCGTCCATTGCGGGATGCTCTTGGTGCTCTGTACGTTGCAGAGGTCTGGATTTCGATTTACGGCGAACTGAATGAGTTCCTTCTCCATGTGATTCAGTTCTGCGGCCGGAACCTTGCGCCTGTTATCGAACGGGGCCACGAAGAACAACACTGGCGTGCCCTTATGTCCGCGAAAGAGGGCATCGTTGTAGTGGTTCAGTTTGTGCGAAGTGAACGTCTCTTGCTTGAATCCCTTGCTCGCTTTGCCCACGTACCAAGGTTTGAACCCCTTAGCTGCTCGCATGCCAAACACATAACAGCCTTGTTTCAGCTTGAGTGCTTCGACCTCAGGCTGCGCCCAAAAGCTGTTGCCGTGCTGTGCGGTGACGCGCTTAACCGCGCCGTTCTTGTCGAAGCCGATGTCGAACGGTCCATACACCCTGAGATCTGTAGCCATGAGAATCGCCTTGCGTTGAGGACTCGATCGGACACGACAGATTAGACCGGATGGACTGAATGGCATCAACACAAGGCATCCGAGCAGGCCGCGCGTTCGTCGAGCTGTTCGCCGACGACAGCAAGCTGGTGCGGGGACTCCGCGCCGCCGAGAAGAAGCTCAAGGCTTTCGGTCAGGGTATCCGCAACCTTGGCCTGAAGATCGTGGGCCTCGGCGCGGCGATCCTCGCACCGCTTGCCGCGTCGGCGAAGCTGTTCAGCGGCTACGGCGACCAGGTCGCCAAGATGGCCAAGCGCACCGGCCTGAGCGTAGAGACGCTCAGCGAACTGCGTTTCGTCGCGTCGCAGACCGGCACGGAGTTCGAGTCGCTGGAGATGGCGTTCCGCAAGATGCAGCGATCGATCTTCGACGCCGGACGTGGGCTGTCGACGCAGACCGACGCGCTGGATGAACTGGGCCTGAAGTTCGAGGACCTCGACGGCTTGTCGCCCGAGCAGCAGTTCAAGCTGCTGGCCGACCGGATCGGCAAGGTAGAGGACCCGACCAGGCGCGCGGCGATCGCCATGAGCCTGTTCGGCCGCACCGGCACCAACCTGCTGCCGATGTTCGCCGCCGGGGCCAAGGGCATCGAGCAACTGCAGGAAGAAGCCCGTCGGCTGGGACTGACCATGAGCAAGGAGGACGCCGAGGCGGCCGAGCAGTTCACCGACGCGCTCGATTCGCTGTGGAAGGTGATCAAGATGGGCGTGTTCAACGTGGGCGCTGCGCTCGCACCGGCGCTGCAGATGGTGGCCGAGAAGATCACGGCCGTCGCGATCAGGATCAGCGAATGGATCAAACAGAACCGCCAGGTCATCGTGACCGTGCTCAAGGTCGCGTCGATCGTCGTGGCCGCCGGCGTGGCGCTGGTCGTCCTGGGGACGATCATCTCCGGCCTCGGATCGGCCATTGGTCTGTTGGTCACGGTCGTCACCACGATCGTGGGTGTGCTCAAACTCCTGGCGGCGGCGATCGCCTTCCTCGTCTCGCCCATCGGCCTGGTCATCGCAGCGTTCGCTGCGTTGGGTACGTTCATCCTCCAAGCCACCGGCGTGGGAGTCAGAGCGCTGGATTGGCTTGGCAAGCGTTTCAATGCGCTCAAGGACACGGCGCTGGCCGCGTGGCGCGGCATCGCCGACGCCTTGGCCGCCGGGGACATCGGCCTGGCGGCGAAGATTCTTTGGCTGACGCTCAAGCTCGCATGGCAGACAGGCATCGACCAACTCAACCGTCTGTGGCTGGCATTCAAGACCGGGTTCCTCAAGATCGCCAGCGAGGCGTTCTTCGGCGCGGTCGCGGCATTGCAGATCGCCACGCATGCGCTCGAAGTGGCATGGATCGAGACGACCGCGTTCCTCAGCAAAATCTGGACGAAATTCACAGCCGGATTCCAGAAGGCCTGGGGCAGCGCGGTGAACTGGACGGCCAAGCGGCTGCTCGAACTGCAGGGTCTCTTCGACGACACCTTTGACGTGGACCAGGCCAAGCGGCTGGCCGACCAGCAGAACGACGCGGACAACCGGCGCATCGATCGTCAACGCGAGGCGGCGCTGGCGTCGCGCGAGCAACAACGCCAGCAGCAACGTGAACAGTCCGAGCAATTGCACGAAGCCACGCTGGCCCAGATCGGCAAGGAGGCGGACGAGCGTCTCAAAACGCTCGACGCCGAGGCCGAGGCCAAACGCAAGACGACCCAGGACGCGCTGAACCAGGCGCGGGAGGAGTTCCAACAGGCGGTTGACGAAGCGCGACGGAAGCGCGAAGCCGCTGAATCAGTTGACGATCCTGATCGATTGGAAGGTTCCGGCGACATCATTGAGAAGGCGCGTCGAGCGCTGGATGGACTTGGCGATGTGGTCGAGCAGGAGGCCGAGAAGATCGGCGTGCGCGGCACGTTCAACGCCGCCGCGATCCAGAGTCTGCAGTCCGGCGGGAAGACCGAAGAGCGGATCGCCAAGGCCGCCGAGGAGACCGCGAAGAACACGCGCCGCATCGAGCAGGCGATCAACGACCACGCGATCGCCTTCGCATAAGCACAGGGAAGTGCGTTCATGGCAGTCACGGTTCAAGAGCGATACGGCAGGCGTCTCAGCGATGAAAGCGCTGAACTGCTGTACCTCATCCGTGGCACGACCGACGATGCCACGGCACGCGCGGCGCTGCTTGGCAATTCGCCTGATTTCCACGACGGCCTTCCGCGCGACGACACCGAGGTCGAGGAACTTGAAGGCCTCGACGCCTACCTCGGCACGGTGCGGTACGTCTCACCGGACGGGCAGCCGCCGGACACCGGTGAATCTTCGTTCTCGTTCGATACAACCGGCGGCACCCAGCACATCACCCAGTCGCTGAACACGGTGGGCACCTACGCCTCGCCCGCCATCCCCGCCGCTCCCGACTTCGGCGGCGCGATCGGCGTGACGCAGGACAACGTCGAGGGCGTGGACATCACCGTCCCGGTCTACTCGTTCTCCGAAACGCATTACATCCCCGCCGGCCAGGTGACCAACGCCTACAAAGGCACGCTTTTCAATCTGACCGGCAAGGTCAACGACGGCGGCTTCCGCGGGCTGGCGGCCGGGGAGTGTCTGTTCCTCGGCGCGACGGGTTCGCGCCGCGAATCCGAGGACGACTGGGAGATCACGTTCCGCTTCGCCGGCAGTCCCAACAAAACGGGCCTGACGGTCGGTGACATCGCAGGCATCTCGAAGAAGGGCTGGGAGTACCTCTGGGTGCGCTACCAGGACACCGAAGACGACAACGCCAAGATGCTGATCAAGAAGCCCGTCGCGGCTTATGTCGAGCAGGTCTACGACGAAGGCAGCTTCGCGGCGCTGGGAATCGGAACGTAACTCCCGGAATTGAACCATGGGTGACGCCCTGAAGAAAGTCCAATCCGGCGACCCGCTGGTCATCCCGGCGGCGACGTTCAACGCGTTTGTCGACGCCGCGTTCGACTTCCGTCGCCGTCAGCGGGGCCTCGGCCGCGACAGCCAGGCGGTGTTCCGCCAGCTCGACATCATCCCCGTGCGCAACGACACGGGCGAAGACCTCGACCGGTTCAGCGCCGTCGGCATCGCCGCGCCGATCATCGGTCCCGATGTCAACGCCGACGAGTTCAAGAATCGCGCCACCGCGATCGGCGTCAAACCGATCGTGCCCGACCATCGCGGGCGCTTCGCGGTTTACCTTGAGCCGGTGAAGGACGGCAGGATCGCCCCGGCCTGCGTCAGCGGTGCCATTCCCTGCCGGATCAACGTCGAGGAAGAGACGCACCTGCGCGCCGACATCGAGCACGACGAAACGATCCTGCTGACCGGTCACCACGGCGGCGCTGAGATTCTCTGGAAGGAATCGGGCAAGGGCGTCAAGTGGGCGCTGGTCAAGGTGGGCATCGCCGAGCCGCTGGCGATCACGTTCGATGTGAAGCTCGTCAAGGCGGACGGTGAGCCGGGCGAGAACTGCGAGGAAGACTGCTCGTTCAAGTACGACATCTACGACATCCACACCGGCGAGAAGCTCAGCGAAGACGACGAACCGCAGGAGCCGATCCAGTCGGACATCCGCCCGAAGAAGACGCAGATGATCGCCGCCACACGTGGCACGGCGTACTGGACGGTCAAGGAGGTCGACGGCAAACCCAAGATCGCCGTGCAATTGGAGGAGGCGTTCGAGGAACCGACGCCCCGCGCCCAGCAGTACGTCGTCACCGGCATCACGTGCGACGACCCCGGAAGCGGCAGCGGGTCGGCCTCCGGGAACGGAGGCGGCGGCACGCTCGGCCACGGTAATTCCGGGGGCGACGACTGCTGCGACTTCACGCTCAAGTACCACACATCGAAGGTGTGCTACCCGCCCGGCGTGAAACTCGAAGACGGCCCGACCTACACCGTGCGCTGCGGCAGTTCATCCAGCGGCTCATCGTCGGGATCGAGCTCCGAGTCGTCGGGCGGCTCGCCCAGTGGATCGGGCAGCCCGTCGGGGTCACCTTCATCCAGCGGCAGCCCGAGTTCGAGCAGTTCGGGTCCGCCGAGCAGTTCGAGCGGTAGTTCACAAGGATCGTCATCGCCCAGCAGCGGGCCGCCGCCATCCGGTAGTTCTGGACCACCTCAGTTACCGCCCCCGCCGAACGAGCCGGGGTATTACCAGCTCTGCGTCTGCTACGACGGCACGGTTCACTGGAC